GTAAAAGTTGGATATATCCGTGACTTCCAAGGTACGAGCGTTATGGTTCTACCACAGGTTGCAGATTACAACGCAAACTTGTTCACCTTGAAGCTATCCGACAACCGCCTATGGTTCATCTCACCTGCATCACAGAAGATAATCAAGGTTGTTCTGGAAGGTAGCACTCTTGCATACAGTTCAGATACCTACGCAAACGCAAACTTGCTACAGACTTCAACGATTGTAAAATCTTGGGGTACTGCTGTGGCAACAAATGCTGTTGCTGGTGTTATGACCGTTTAAGTTTAAGCTTAAACAAGCCGGGGAGGGCGTAAAAACCCTCCCCGTATACTAAAATTTTAGGAGAGAAATGACCTTATCGAAAGAAAATAAGTCTTTAACTGATGGCGAAAGAGAAGAATTAGAGCAGTTAAGGGCTAGATATAATCGTGAAGCAAAAGAGGAAATTAATGTGGTTGAAGAACCCGTTGATTATGCTGAACAGCCTATTCGTCAGGATGAATATATTCCGGTTATGTCGCTATTACCTTATAACCTCAACCTTTCTACCAAGGAAGGTGGGCAGGGAAGTATTAAGAAATTCACTAAGTTCGGAGAAGTAAAAAAGATACTTTTCAAAGACCTTGTGGATATTATGGAAGTTCACCCGACTTTCATGGAAAGTGGATATTTCTATATCCTAGACCCACGCTTTATTAGGCAGATGGGGCTAGATGAAATGTACTCTAAAATTTTAACGAAGGAAAAGATGGAATTAATGCTAGAGGCTAACTCTGAGCAAGCAGTTACGCTGTATAAATCAGCTAATCCTTCTCAGCAGGAAGTTCTTATTCAGATTCTTATTGAAAAAGTTCGGAATGACCCTGACTCTGTTAATTTAAACATAATTGACAAGCTATCTAGGGCATCCGGAGTTAATATTCAAGAAAGAGCCGAAGCAGGAAAGCCTCTACCACCAGAAGAAGAAACAAAAGAAGAATAACCAATTCTAAAAAGGAGGTCTAATGGGAACTCCATTGAGCGAGGTCTTCGACCTCTTTATGATGACTGTGACGGACTACAGGCTATTAGCCTTGTTTAATTCGTCAGAACCGGACTTCGAAAACTATCTGCAAGCATGGCTTGAATTTTCCATTGTAGATTTTAATGGGTGTGACCAAGATTTAGATTTTAGTGACACCACAAAAGAGTTTCCGGTTATTTTAAGCAGAGAAAATAAAATCGTATTGGCAACACTTATGATGAAGTTTTGGCTACAAAAGGCTGTCAATGACATTACGCAAATGAACTTACACGTTCAAGACCGTGATTTCAAAGTGGCTTCCGAAGCACAGAATTTACGAGAAAAAGTAGCTGCCTTGAATGTTGTAAAAGAGCAGTGTTCGCAGTTATTAAATGATTACAGCTTTAAAAGAGTTGATTGGGAAGATTGGCGAAATCAAAATTTTGCATAAGGAGGTGCTAAGTGACTTACAAATACACCCGTGCATCTCAAAATGCAGTAGCCCAAAAAGGGGCTGACCCAAAATCTGAGCTTATATCACTATTTCAAGAAACACTCAAAGACCAGTTCTACAATAGTTCGAACTGGTGGACTATTCAGGAGGAAACTGCTGTTGGTTCTAGGGCGTTTGAAGATGTTGATGTGCGCATCTCCCATGTTATCAATGCTGAAACAGGCTTGAAACTAGGGGATGATTGGAAAACCGTTTACTTTGAAGATTTACCCCATGAGATTTCATTGGGAAAACACTATATATTTGACGGTAGCACATGGCTGACTGTAAACACGGAAATCATTAAAAATCTTGCTGCAACATGCACTATTAGAAGGTGTAACAACACCTTGAGATGGCTTGATGAAACGACAGGGGGGTATTATGAAGAGCCTTGCTGTATAGAGTATCTGGTTAAAGAGCCAAGAGACTATGCAACACAGGGTTCTCCGTTTATGACACCCGGCGGTTTTTTGCACATATTGACTCAGTTTAACGAAAGAAGCAATTTAATTAACGAGAACCAAAGGTTCTTGTTTGGTGATGTAAATCATTGGACAGGATATAAAGTAATCGGAACAGGCTTGAACGATTTTCAAAATGCTCAGACTTTTGACAATGCTTCTGCAAAAATACTGGTTGTTGATATGGCAGCTAACTTTATTGATAAACAACTAGACGACATTGTAAACGGAATTGCAGATGTGCATAAAAATGTATATACCTTATCTCTAGATAAAATATCTGCTTCCGGTTCTCCGGGTGGTATGGTTAAACTAATTGGAGCAGTTACCCTAAATGGAGCTACAGCTGTCAGGAATCTTGAGTGGGATACTTCAAATGCAGCAATTGCAACAGTTAATAGTGGAAGTGTGGTACTTAAAGCAACTGGTAGTTGCGTTATAACTGCAAACATAGAAAATAATGCAGTATCGGCTTCTTGTGCTATTGCGGTTTCAGGTTCTCCTGCAACCAATAATAGCATACTGATTACTCCAAATCAAAATTATGTTTTGGAAGGAAGCTCTAAGTTATATGCAGTATATCTATACAGAAATGATGCTGCTCAGGCAGACACTTTTACAATTAGCTGCAATGCCCACAGTATTCCTTCTACAAGTTATACATTCCAGCAAACTGATGGAAATCATTTTTCAGTTCTAAACAATCTGAGGGATGTTAACTCGTATCTAACAATAACTGCAACCAGTGGCTCAAACATCAAGACGTTTGATATCACCCTGCGTGGCGCATGGTAAAGGAGCATTATGGCACAAGAAACCATGACTAATTGGATAGGCTTATCTGCCTATAATGACTTTTCGCAATTTTCAAAGCTATCCTATAATTGCATAAAAACTCTTATGGACACAGATGAACTTACTTGGAAATTGCTAAAATACAATGATTCCGATGCTTGGAAAAAAGCAAACTTAACCCAAGAAGAAAAAGCAAACCTGATTTACGCAGGCATAGGCGATACTTCTAAGTTTAATGTATTTATGGATGCCAAACAGCCCGATGTTCTTGTAGAAGAAGTAACCCTTCTTCGTATCACTCCGCATTATGCGGTGGGTGTAAACAGGACGGTTGGCTATATAGAAGTAAGTATGGAAGTATTTGCTCACTATAAAATAAACCATCTTTCAAACTACACAACCCGTATTGACTCAATTGCAGAACGGCTTCTGGCTGTTTTCAATGGCTGCGATGTGGGAGGCTTGGGGCTAATGTCTTTCAACAAAATGAGTGACGAAAGCTCTAGGGGATTTCAAGCAGGACAAATTCCTTTTGGCGGTAAACAGTTAATATTTTCAACATGGAGTGCGGTGGGAAATGGTTCGGAGTAAATGGACACAACCCTTTATACAACGTATGACCTTCCTATTCCATATAGAAACATAAAGATATATCCTGTAACCGTCAGGGATTATCTGTTTTTTGGTGTTTATTCTGAATGCTTAAAGCTGGATAAAAATAGTATTCCAGATGTTAAAATAATATCTATGAGCGACCTTGAATATATTTTTTACGCTACCCAAGAAAACGCAGAAAAAGAACCTTATTTATTGTGGTTCGACAGGCTGTTATCTTTATGCTTAAAAGATGAAAAAGGATTTGAAAATTTAGAAAAAAGTATTCAAAGATATTATAATGATAGTAAAGGAAAACCTTTTTTTAAAATAGGAGAAGACGTTTATGATTCTCATGATTTTGTAGAAATAAAAAATATAATTGCTGAGCAAAATCTAGTGGAATTGCCAGACTTTAGTATATCAAAAGAGGTTAGAGATTCACTGGAAGCAGCTAGAGAATATAAAAGAAGGTTAGATGGTTCAAAACCTGCTTCTTTTGAAGATTATCTGATAGCCATATCTGTCGCAACAGGATGGACTTTAGATAATATATATTCTATGAGCATTCGGAAATTTACAAAAAGTATAAGCAGACTTGATAACCTGATTCACTATAAAATTTATCTTGCAGCATCTATGTCTGGAATGGTTGATTTTAAGGACAAGTCATTTATAAAACACTGGTTGTCAAACATAGAAAACGATGACCAATATGGAGATGTTACAATGGACTTGGATAAAGTTCAAAGTAAAGTCTCTCTCGAAAGTGCTAAAAATTAGCACTTTACACAAATTTTTAGGAGGTTTAAAAACATGGGTATAAGAAAATTCTTAACAAGTGTAGCAGATGTTTTTGGTTATGACTCAAGTGATAATCTTGTGTTTGTAGCTAAGACTTTGCTAGACTCATCTATCGAAGTTTCTCTTGGTTCTGCTCCTGTTCGTGGTGGTAAGGGTAATCAGCTTCAATACATCTACTACCACACTGGTGAAATGAAATTCACCTTGACAGATGTGCAGTGGAACTTGGGAATGCTTGGAGCTACTGTTGGTAGCACCCCTGCTGCTGGTATGCAATACTACGCAGAAGAAACAATTGTTATGTCCGGTAGTGGCGCTCTAGTAAGCGGTTCACCGCTAGCGTTTACTGGAACTACGATTTATGGTTGGGCAACCAATCCATCAGGGGATATTCAGAGGGTACAGTTTGGCGCAGGTTCTAACCCTGCACAAAGATTCTATGTATCCGGCAGTGTAGCAGGAAACTGGTGTGTACGCTACTACCAGACTAACCTTAGCTCTGGACAGGGAATCACAGTTAAAGCAAATATGATTCCTAGCGTTTTGAAGCTAGTTATGGAAACACAGTTGAATTCATCTGATGTTAGCACCAACAAGATTGGTAAAGTGCAGATTATTGCACCTACCGTAACTCTCTCTGGAGCTTTCTCAATCTCGATGAAAGCTGACGGTGTATCAAATACTCCGTTAACCGCAACAGCACTGGCAGTTACTCCTACGGGAACTGGCTGCTCAAGTGACCCGTACTACGCTCAGATTGTCGAAGTTATTGACTCTAGCTACTGGTATTCAAATGTTATAGGCTTGGCTATTGAGGGTGGAGATTTGACTCTTCCAAAGAGCATTCAGTATCCTTTGCAGGTATGGGCTGTTCCTTCAAGTGGCGCAGCTTTCAAAGCAACAGCTACAGAACTAACCTACGTAAAGATGGGTGGAGTTGCGGAAGCAACAACCTCAGCTTCTATGGTTAATGTTATTTATACAGGTTCAACCACTGGTTCAGCTTTGTTCAGAGTCTACATTACTTCTGCTTCTTCAATCGAAGCAACCAACACTATTTACGTACTGTAATAGAGGAGAAATAATATGACTAGACTAACTGCAAAAAACATTTATGATTTGAACAATTCCATGAGCGCAGCACAAAATGTTAACCTAGGAACAATCATAGGAAACATCAGTGCATCTGCAACTATGGCATCTGGATTAGTTACCCCTATTTCATCATCACAATGTCTTGTAGCTACGGGGCTAACAAGCATTAACGCTTTCGCTTGGAGCTTTACTGGAAGTCCTTCTGGATTTTCAAATGTAAGCGCAAGCTTCGTTGGTGGAAACTTAAACATCAAAAGTTGGAACGGCTATGCTGCTGCAACTGGTTGGTGTGAAATCCGTTGGATAGCTTGGGGAGAATTGTAAACTAAAACTAAGTACACCGTTATCGAAAGATGGCGGTGTACTTTTTAAACTTTTTTATATGGAGATTTAAATGGATAAGGTTAAAATGGAGTTCAAAGCTCCAGAAAAACAGACCCGTGTGTATAACGGGATTGAATATGAGCTAGACCCGTTTCTTACTTCCGGAGAGCAGATATATTTAATAAACAATTATGTTGAGACATACTTCAGTTATCCTTCTGACAAGCTTGTTCAAAAGTCAGAGTATGCTTATATTGAGGCTGAATATGGTTTATTTAATCTGATTCTCATGAACAAAACAAACATAGATGCAACCGTAGGGAATTTTAGCGAAGAGCTATTTTCAGATGTTAATTTTGTTTTTGACATAACTGGTAACATTCTAAATTATAACGACTTTAGAAGTAAACTTAATTACGTTGTTAACGAAATGAAGCAGCAAGAATCTCTTAGGAATTCTATCGGTAAGGTTCTTTCGGACTTGGTTGATAAAGCCTATGAAGTTTTAGGTAATTTAACAAACATAACTCCCGAAGAGCTTGCTAAAATGCAGCAATCCAGCCTAGACCTTCTACAGAAAGTAGAAGAATCTTCTATATTAGGAAAGGCTGCACCAGAAGAAAGCAAAGCAGAATGATTGGGAAGCTAAAACACTCCTTAAAGGAGCGTTGCCCTGAATGTGGAAAAATCCTAGAAGTTCGGGTTCTTGACGTTAGGAGTGTTGAAAAAGGGGAGGCGGTTATTCTTCCAAAAGAATATATTGCTTGCTCCAATAAGACATGCGACTATGAAAGAACTGTAGAGCAAAAAAGGAGACGCAGACAAGAAGAAGTTTTAACCTTATAAAATAATAGTTTTAAACCTTCTTGTGGAAAGGAGGTATTTATGCCTGAACAGTATGTTCCATATTCTAAGCAAGCTATTGGAGCTTTACAAGGTCAAAACCTAGCAACCAACGGAAGTTTAGATGAAAAAGCTGCCGAAAAAATAATCCAAGATTTCGTGAATAAAACAAACGCCATTCAAAGTATGGAGGGATTTACAATAGATAATTTTGTAGATGTTGTTAAACAGGAACTTTCTAAAAATCTAACTCCACAAGGCATAGCTGCTATGACTGATGAAGGCGCTCAAGCTGCAAAAGGTTTACCCTTGGGATGGTTTCTTGTGAAAGGGGCTAATCCAAAAAGCGCTACGTTAGGAGATATTACTATATCTGGCAATAGCAAATTAAAAGGAGCTACTTTTAATCTGGATACAGGCGCTACACCATTTACCGGAGGCGGTGGTGGTGGTATAATGGGTTCGTTTTGGGAAACTTTTATGCTAAATCTTGCTCCGAACTCTTTGCCTATACCTGACCTTAGAGCAGATGCTCAAATGAAAGGAATAACAGACGAGCTAATACTAGCGTTATCTCCTGAAATGAAAGCAATTAGTTCAGGCGAATTCAACGTAGGAAAGAACACTGTTGGCACAAACTCATATACAATGCCTCCCGGTTGGGAAGAAAAGTTAAAAAACAGGCTAGACAGTGATACCGAAAAAGTATCCAAGGATATTGATGTATTACTTGACCCCTTATTTGGATTAATTATTGGTTTGTCTGAAATTATGTGGAAACTTATAGCCCTTCTTCTTATAGAAACAAAGGCACACGATGCTGGAAAAGTTAGTGGGGTTGAGTGGAAATTATTTGAGTATGTTGCAGCAAATGTTTTTTTTAAACTGAATGTAAAAAGATTATTAGAATTGTTTCAAGTAAAAAAGGATAACAAGAATCAATTATTTACTGTAAGAGCTAGAGCAAAAGTAACATCTCCATCTGGTGCTGAATTTAAAAAAGGAAATTTTACTTTAGGAAATGCTGTTGTTGAAATTGGGCTGAACATAAATAAAAATGTTCATACAAAGCTAGATACGAGTATTTATGAAGAAGAAAGAAACTTATTTACAGAAACAACAAGAGTTGAATTTTTCAAGGCTATGGCAAAACTACAAGAAAGCAATAAGCTACTTGCCATTAATTATCCGTCAGAGCTAAGAAAAAACAAATAAAAAACAAAAGGAGATAAAAATGAAATTCGATTTAAAAGGTCGTGGTAGGATGATATTCGCTGCATTAGGCGGTATCGTATTTTTGATTGTACAGGCTGTGTTCCCACAGCTTCCTTTCACACAAGAGCAGACGCTTATATTCTTTGGATTAATCGCTGCATATATTTTGGGTGAAGGTATCGGCGGTGTGGTTATCGGAGATAATCTTAAACTTGTTTTAGCGTCACAGAAGTTTCAGGCATTAGTTATCGGTTTATTCGTAGCTTTGATTAAGGGATTCTTCCCCAACTTGGCTATTCCCGATGAGAGCCTTGTATCTGTTGCTGGTGTTTTGATGGCATTCATCTTGGGTGCTGGTGCAACAAAGAGATTAAATCCGGAAGGATAAAGTTATCAGACAGGGCAGAGCAATCTGCCCTGTCTTTTTTGGGAGAAAATTATGAGAGACACTTATGTTTATGCCTTAGATTTGTCACTAAATTCTACTGGCATAGGGATTTTTACCAATGATGGTCAGCTAGCTAAACTTCTGACCATAGACACGAAAAGCGAGAAAGAAGATAAGCTGAAACTAAGCCTGATTGGTAAAGTATTCTTAATACTTATTGATAATTATACCCCTTCTACTGTTATAATAGAACAGGGGTTTAGCCTTTTTAACCGCAGTACACAAGCGATATTTAAAGTACACGGCTTGGCTAACTATCTATTCTCTGAATTTGAGCAAATTTATTATCCTGCTACGACTGTAAAAAAAGAGATAACAGGAAGCGGAAATGCTACTAAAGAAGAAGTCCGTACAGAAATATTGAAGAAATACCCCGATATCACTTTTGCCTCACTTGATGAATCAGACGCATATGCGATTGCGGAGACTTATTTTATAAGACAAGGAATTAAAAATGCCTAGGCAAACTTTTCGTAACGACATAACATCAGGAAATCTTGATGGAATAAATCCAAAAAATATTGAACTGATGAAAAGGTTTTTGAAAGAAAAATCAACCAGAACAAGCGACAAGACGATTGTCGTTTATGAATCAAATCTAAACATGTTCTTTGCATGGAACTCAGTACATAATAACAACAAGTTTTTTGTGGATATTAAGAAGCTGGAATTTGCAGATTTTTTCAGTTTTTGTGTGGATGAGCTAAAAGTAGGTTCGTCACGCCAAAATAACCTGCGCAGTGTTCTATCTTCTTTTTCTGTATTTATTGAAAAATTCTACGATGAAGAATTTCCCAACTTTCGAAATGTTATTTTAAAAGTGGTGGAATCTTCCCCAAAAGAAACTCGTAGGGAAAAAACAATTCTCACAGACGAACAGATAGAGGACTTGCTACAATATCTTAGCGAAAAAGATAAACAGCAAGCTTGCTGGATTGCACTGGCAATCACCAGTGGTGCTAGAATTTCAGAACTGCTTGCTTTTGAAACAGATTTAATTGATGAGAATAGAATGGCTTTCGGGGATTTATTCCTTGAAACCACCCGTCAAATAAAAACCAAAGGCAGGGGTAAATCCGGTAAACTTCTTTACAAGTATATTCTTAGAGATAAGTTCTTACCATATTACCATGCGTGGCTTCCGGAAAGAGAAAAGATTTTAAAAGACAATAAGTTAAATCATAACTATCTTTTTATCAAGCAGGATGGAAATCCTGCAACTCAGGCTACGATTAGATGGTGGGTTGAAGGCTTTGAGAACCACTTAAAAGTACCATTTTATAATCATTGCTTGAGGCATTATTTAACAACTTTACTTTCTAAAAAGAACATACCCCCCATGCTTATTAAAGAAATATTTGGCTGGACTTCGATTGAAATGGTGAGCCTGTATGATGACACTACAGCCCGTGACCGAACTTACAAGGAATTAGAAAACCTAAAAATATAGATTCATTATCTAGAGGAGGCTTTATATGGCAAATGCTGATTTTACCTATACCGTAGGATTTCAAGGTGATGCTACCAACCTCAGCACCACGATTCAAAACTTTAGCGCCGGATTAAAGTCAAAACCTCTAGTAGTACCGATTGCAGGTGGTAATCTTGATGTATCAAACTCTGCGCAACTAGCAAAAACAATTGAGGCTAATGCACAAGGTTTAACTAAAATAACCATCAAGATGAAAGAGTTTGGTGATGCTGCTGGCAACAAAGTAATGGTTGCAACCAGTGTTCTTAAGAGTTACGAAGGACAAGTTGGAGTAACAGCAAAGCAATTAGATATACTAGCTCAAAAAGCACAATTAGCTAAAGAAGGCATG